CCGATTGGCCAGCAGCCGACGCCTTGGCGGTGAATGACACCCGGATGAAACCATTCGCGAAGAGAGCATAAGCCGTAGCTATGCAGTCCACATAGCTGTTGTCATTCGTCTCAACGCAAGCCGGATGCCCGATGGTGTTGGCCGTGTTCCTCGTCCAGCCAGAGGCGTTTGTTGCCGTCGTCCAGTAGGTTGTTGACGTGGGCCTGGTCCCCCATCCGGCAATGTTGATGAGAGATTGGAGGCTTTCAGGGTAAGGCGTCCAGGTGACGTCCTCAATGTCTATATCGACCTGACGCGTCGTGGCCGAACTGTCGGAGAAGGCGAAATACTTCCGTTCCTGCACGTTCTCTACGAAATTGACACCAACCTTGTGCCGGGCTTCAAACCCTCGGAAATCGGCATAGCTGGTATCGCCGGCAAGAGAGAACGCGATGCCGTAGTAGGTAAAGCCGACATCGCGCACAACGCGATTGCCCCCAACATTCCAGCCTGGCTCCTTCGGAAGATAGATCCCGGACATGAAGAGGGACGAAACCTGAAGGCCAGTTGCGCCGTCGGCAAGGCCGTAGCCAACGTCAACGACGACGTTGCCGCTGATTACGCCGCCTCGGCTCTTGCTTACACCAATGCCCGATGCTGCCGCATTTCGGCAGGTGTTACCGGTGATAATCACGTCGTGCGGATAGTCGGCATCGCTGACGGTGGAGTAACCGGACGCAACGACGATGTTGCCGTCACCAGTGCCGTCGCAGGTATTATTGATGACCTTTACGCCGCTGGTCTTGAAATTGACGTTGATGTTTTCGAGCGAGCGCCATGCATACATCGTGACCGTCTCGCCGCCAGTCAGCGGCACGCCGAGAGTGAACGTAACGTTATTGATCGGCCGGGGGCTGCTGTCGGTGATATCGACGGTGAAAGTCACGCGGCGCCCGTTCACGAGGAGCCCGAAACGCTGCACATCGTTGCGCCCAAAATTGACCGTGAACACCGTCTGACCAGCAGTCGCCACCCGCGTCTGATCCCAACGCTGCGCTTTGATCGTATTGTTAGCGATCAGAACATCTTTTGCGCCATCAAAAGCCTGAATACCAAATCCGAAATAGTCATCCATCTCATTGAGACAGCACTTGGTGTTCACGCCCTTGATGATGATGGGGCAAACGGTCGTAACGAACGCGTCGAAGACGTTGCTGATGATCTCGTTGGAAGTGCCCGCATCACGAATGAAGATGCTGAACACGCCGGCAAATCGGTTACGGCTGATCGAGCAACGCTTTCCTGTCACTTCGAACAGAACACCCGCTCTCGTCACTTGGTTGCTATCGAAGAAGATCCCTTCAATCGACGTATCTGTGCCACTTATCGTCAAGGAAGTGCCGACTGTCACAGCGACACGCGTACCAGGCTCCCCCCGAAGTTTGAAGTTGGAAGCGGAAAGCGTTCGCGCCGAGCCGGCGAGAGAGTAGTCGCCCTTTGGCAGCTTCCATTCTCCGCCAAAGGCAGCCCCCCCCAGGATTGCCGGCCAGATATCGCCTGCGCCATTCGCCCCAAACCACGTGAGCGAGCCAACCCCATTAAACACCCGCACCCACGCCCCGTCAGTCGACGCAATCGCATCAGCCTTGAGATACAGACCTTCTTGCGTGTCGGCGGTGATCTGCGTTGAGAAGTTGCCTGCTGTCCACTCGAAGATACCTTCACGCCCGTCTTCTTTGAGGTAGGCGAGCGCATCTTTCGTCGCATCCAGAGCCTTCAGCGCGGCACGATCGGCGGCATAGGTCGGAATCTTGACGTTGAGACGGGCTGCAGCCTTGTCAACCAGATCCGCGAGGCTCTGTGACTTCTGCATTGCCGCATCAGCCAGATTTCCTTGCTCAAGCGAAGCCGCACCGATGTTGGATCTCATCACGGATTGCTCTTCATCCGAGAAATCCTGCAACGCGTCCGAGCGCAGAAGACCCAGCCCACCAAGCGCCACGAGGATCAAGCTCCGGTCGCCTCCGGGATATGCAAGATAATTGGTGAAAGGATTTTCAGACATCAGTTTCCGCCTTGGCGAGCCGTCGGAAGACGCTCGTCTATGTGTTCAACAGAGAATTTTTGTTCGCGCAGACGTTCAATATTCGATGACGACAAGCCCCTTTGCGCCTGCTGCACCGGCATAGGTCCCTGCGGACCCGCCATTGCCGCCGCCCCCGGGGAAGAGGCCGACAGCACCGACGCCTCCGATCGAGATCGTCGGCGATCCGGAGCCCATTCCTGCACTTCCACCTATGCCCGCCGCCGGTATCGTCCCGACAAGGAATGCGATACCGGCGCTCGCTCCAGAAACAGCAAACGGCCCGGAGCCCGTACCGCCGGCGCCAGCTTGGCTAGTCTGTAGAGCGTTGTTCCCAGCGTAACCTTTTCCGCCACCCGTCGCGCTGATAAGGCCCCCGAACGACGACGAACCACCATCCTGCCCATCCGTCGGCGCGGAGGCTCCACCCGCCCCGCCGTTGCCGACTGTGACGGCGATAACCTGTCCTGGAGTAACCTCGACGATGCCTTCGGCATAGCCAGCGCCGCCGCCGCCGCTGCCAGCGCCATTGGCGCCGAATGATCCACCCGCTCCACCGCCGCCGCCCCATACGCGCGCCTTGACGCGGTACACGTCGGCGGGAACAGTGAAGTTTCCTGACGCCGTAAACTGCTGGGTATTGCGGGCGGGAATGTTGGCTGGCGAGAAATTTGCGATCTGGAATTTTGCGCCATCATAGACTAGCAGCGCGTCCTGCCCTGCAACCAGGTCGTTAGCCCGGGTCGGGGCGCCGTTGGCTCTTGCTATGCTCTTTACGCCCGCTCCGAAGTTCGCCGTCGAAGCGCCGGTAACCGCATTGGCAACCTTGATGCTATAAACGCTTCCCTGCTTGTACTCGCTTACAGCAGGGACAACGGATGCAACGATCGAATTGGCACTGCCAGTGTCTGTCCCGACATGAACGAGCGTCTGTTCGGCAGGCAATGCACCGAGCGCCTGGAAAAACTCGCCGTCGTAAGCGAAGGTGACAAGATCGCCGTCAGACCATTCTCCTCCGGCAAGCGCGCCGCCACCTCGCCCGACAATAGTAACAGCTGACAGACCGGCTACCCGCAGCGTTGCGGGTCCAGTTGGGGCCAAGGATGTCAGCACAATCACCGGCATGCCGATGATGTCAGAGTAAGATGAAGGCGCCGGATTGAGAGCTATGACAATTGCATTCGCAGTACCGGTTGCTTCTGCGAAGTTCATTTTCTGGCTCTGAATAGCCTTCGCCAGTTGCAGCAGATCCGCGGGCGCGAACCCGGATTGGCTGATAACATCGACGATTTCCCGCTGCGGATCTTCGATTGCCGCCGCTGGAGGAACGGACCCCCTGATCGCAGCCGCCGTATTTCGGTCGACGTAGGGCGCGTTCGTATCACTGGAGCCAAAAGGCGCATGATATTTCATTGGTGTTCCTCAAAGCTTAGATTGCCCCGGATATCAGGTGGCGACCGTCACCATCGGTGAGGCGGTTGCCTTGCCCATCGATCAGGTATGCGAAGAAGGACAACACCGGCGTTGTCCATGCCGGTGAGATGCGATTCAGGATGCAGAGCAAACGCTCCCCATCGCCGATATCGAACAAGGGGTCGACGCTAAGTTCGCTTTCCCCGACGCGGAAATAATCGATGGCCAGATCAAAAACGCGCACGATCCAGAAAGATTCCTGACGAATATCACCGAGGGTGTGTTCTCCGCCGCATTCCGAAAAACCGCATTCAAACATAGCCGGCTCTTCGATCGAGATTGAAAAGCCATAGGAGTTGGCAATCCGGATGATGTCGCCAGGCGTGATCGTCGCCTGACTGAGGACTTTGGCTTCAAGCGCTCGAAGCCGTTCGGATCGTGTCGACGGCCCCTCAATGCAGGTATCCGGAAGCCCGTATTCCGCTTCCCATTCCGGCAAAAGATCAAATACACCACCACTCACCGTCGCTTCGCGCCAAAGCTGAAAGGCTCGGGCGTAGAGCCATTCGAATGAGTCGATCAGCACGCGTGTAAAGCGGGCGAGATTGCTATTCAGGCTTACCGCCTGACCGTCTGGCGATCCCCACGCCGCCCCCTGTGGCCAGAGCGATATGGCCGCCGAGACGAGGTCATCGCTACTTGGCATCGACAGGCTGTCTTGGGGAGCAGGAACCGAGACCGGTTGAAGCTCGATCGAAGCGATCGTCGTCAACGTATTGAGAGCCGGGTCACGCGCCATAGGTCACGGCCCCCAAAACGGGAAACTGCCCATCGGTGAGGACGATGTCACCCGATGGGGCAAGCAGCGTATGTCTGTCTTCGCCCGTGGTCTGGGAGATCGTTTCGGCGATCCACGATCGCGACAGGACGAACACGTTTGCCGGAATGCCGGGCCTGCACCGGTCACGAAACATTGCCGTCAGGTTTTCCGAGATGCGCGCCCGAAGCTCCTCCGTATCCACAGAAAGACCGGAAATAGTGATATCGACTGGTCGCGCGATCGGGGCTTGGGCAACACTATCGTCAACCCTAATAAGCCTTTGCGCATCGATCGCCGCCTGCACGACATCGACGTCGGCCGACAACGGGATCAGATTGGGGCGACCTTCGAAGAGAAAGAAGACGACGACAAAACCCGGTGACAGCGTATCCCGGTAGGCCCAGGCTTTCGCGACCCCTGACACTGAAAGCGCGATGCGTTCGTAATCAGTCAGTGTCCCACCGCCTGGTGGGTTGCGCTTGCGCTGAAGTCCTCGCGTTCGCAAGGAATCATCACTTTCGATATCCGCACCACCGCCGATGCCGCCAATCGCCACAGCCCATTGTGTGCCGAGATCGGGCCACAAGCCAGGATCGGCAAGCGTCATGGCGCCGTCCGCATCGCGATTGGCCGAGGCTGCATATTCGACCGACGTTACCGGCAAGCTCAATTGACCGCCGGCTGCCGCCGTTGCCGAAGCCGTCGAAATGTAGGTGTTTCGACCGGATACAAAGCGGATACCGGCAGGATAGACAGTGCCGGCTAGCCCCAATCCTTCGATCACACCAGATGCCGACGTAGCCGCGCGGCGATAGATACCTACATCGGATGCATGGAGAGCAAGGTATTGGCCGCTCGCGGTCGACAGAAACAACTGGCGCGCCAGCCAACCCATCCGCAATTCGAATTCGTGACTGATGCCCGCCAGCACCTTTCCGGTCACCGTCACGAAGTTGTTTGCCAGCGATGAATCCGTACCCGGCAGGTATTGTCGAAAGGCGCCACGAACGCGCGCCGAGGTCTCGCTGAGAGAGCGAATCGTCCAGGCCATGAAAATTCCTCGAATGAAGGATTAAGCGTCAGCGCGCCAAAGGACTGACGACGCCGTCGAGCTGCCGCCACATGATGTCGAACTTGCGCTCATAGACCCGCGCCCCGTCCCGCCCGTAGAGCGAGGCAGTGTAGTCGACGCGGTTGCCTGCTCGATCAACCGAAACCTCGACCCCGACTGAGGCAACAGCGCCCTGATCGATGAGCGGCTGTAGCGCCTCGCGAACATAGTCTTCGACCACGGTCTCAATACCCTCGAAGATGCCGCGACGGCGCAGAAGCCACAGGCGGGAGCCAAGTGGCTGCTCGTCATTCATCAGGTCGAAACTGTCACCGATCCAGCCCCGATTGACCTCGCCGTCGCGAAGCTCGCTATCCTCGACGCGTCGATCGGTCTGGAGTTGGATGAGAACCTGCGTCGCCAGCCCCTGTTCGGCGCGCAGATCTCCGGGTGCTTCCGCGTGATCGAGGGGGTTGACCGCGAGATCCCCGGCCACTCCATCCCAGAGAAGGTCCGGCGAGCGATACGGCTCTTTCTGTTCTTCTATCGGTACGATTCTGACCATGATCACCCGCCCGTCGGCACAGAGGTGGACGAGTCGCC